AACATGAGTTTGGCATTCATGTAGCGAAATTTATTAATATTTAAGAATTTATTATTATATGTAAAAGGAGTTAATTGTAAGAAACGTTCTAATTTTCTAACCATTAAGCATTTACCACTCACTGAGTCATAAAGCAATATACAAGACAAAAATTCAGCACCATTTATTTGTGGATATTTATCAAAAATTTTAGCTATTTGTCCTAATCCATGCTTAATTGATACATCTTCTTTATAATATACATATTTATAAGCAATATCCTCATAATATTTAAATAAGTTCTTCCTCATAAAAATGATTTGATCGTCTCCATTAACCATTTCTCGAATATTATCTATATTAATAAAGAAAAATTCTTGTTTTAATTTATATTTAATATACTCTACATATAAATAAGATCTTAAAGTGTTTCCTAAACATGTATTCATTCGACCACTCATCTGAGTACCATTGCATTTGTATTTAAAATATTTGCTAAATACTACAAAAGATTCTTGCGAGCATATTTTCTTGAAGTCAGTACTTTCTGCATATTGTTGAAGAAAACTGCAAGTATTAATTACTTTATTGAAAGCATAAACATCAACTACTTCTTGAATTTTTGCATGTTGTGTTGAATCAAAAGCTGATCCATCTGCACAAACTACACCACAATCAGGGATTTCCTTAATCCATTTCTCAAAAATAGCGCATTTTTGGTCGTTTGTTGAACCTGGACCACACCATTCCTCCTTATGTAATATTGACATTAATATTTCACATATTATTCCCATTAATAACTTCACTCTTTTATTCTGAGCTGATATATTTCTAGCCTTAACTTTATATTTACCATAATTTATATATATTTTTTCATCAATTTTGACATGCATTTTAAATGCCATAATTAATTTTTTATAGTTATCATAATCTAAGTAACCTTGCACAAACTCTTTTGATTTAATTCCTAATTTACTAATATAAGCATCAAGATCAAAACCTTTTATATCAGCAAGTGGACCATCTAATATATTATCTAATTTCTTCTGGGCAAATTTTTTAAAATCTTCCAACGTCGCATCATCATAATCTATTTTTGATTGTATTTGTCTGTATACAGCTTCACATTCACACCAAAAACAATCATGTAATTTTAAAGGTTCATTACTAACTACATTATGTCCATCAATTTTGAATGATTTTTGAACAAGTGGCATTTTATTAGCTGCTGATACTTTATGAACAATTTTAGGTTTATTAATTTTTAAAATTTCAAACTTATGTGCATTTCTATCAGTTAACTGATTCATTTTAATATAATCATCAATTGATTTATACATTAACATTAAAGTAGAGAACATTGAATAAGCATCATTCATTGTGCAAGAACCAGGATTATATATTATTTTTGAAACATATTCCATATCAGAATAACAAAAAGCTTTATTTATTAAATATGCAAAACATAGAAAGAAAATAATAAAATAGTGTCGATTAACTGCTCCTTTTGAAGTGTAAGCATGTACTATGCAATTAACAAGTCGCACTTCTCTAAATACTAAAATTGAATAAAAGTTAATTATTAGAAAGAAAACATGTCTAGTTTTATTATAATTAAAGTGTGAATTTATTCCATTCAGTATAAGCAATATTAAACCCAAAAATATTCTTTCACCTATATGAAATGAATCAAAAAATAGCATATTAGTTAAGGCTTCGAATATTTTTAAAGAAAAAGTCTGGATAATAAATTCACCTATTGTAAATAATGTTGCAAATATCGGAAAGAACACAAAAAACATATATATATAATTTAATAATATTCTTGGTGATGAACCATATAAGTAATAGTAAACTTTCTTTAAAGTATCTACATTCATTTCAAAGCTAGTTTTCTTTAAATTATCCTTATATTTATTAAACATATCTTTACCAGTTTTAAGCATACAACCAAAAGTATTATATTCCATTTTATTTTTAATAAAGCAATATACATCGTCACCTTTATCTTTAATAGCTTTTTCTTGAGTTGTTAAATTAGTAAAAAGTTCTTTTATACTCGCTTTTAGACCATAAAATTTTATTATTCCTTTTGTTAGATATAATTTAGTGTAATTATAAAAATTATCCATAAAACTTATTTTTTGAGATTCAATTATATCATTTACAGCACTGGAATTTACAACTGAACTAACTAAGTCAACACATTCTTCAGCATCACGTTCATATTTTGACCATACTTGTTTTATTTTTCTAAATAATCCAGGATTTTCATCATATTCTTTATCATCATATAAATCTTTATTATTTTCAACTTCTTTTTTAATAGTTTTATTCATTCTACCTACATATCTGGCACAAAAAATAGCAAGCACTAAAGCAAGCTCATAATCAATATCAATATGCCATTCTTCATGCCCTAAAGTTACAATTGAATTTAAAGTATTTTTAATATTTGCTTCTGGTATATTCATTCCTCTATACATTGTTATAATTTTATTTATAAAGCATTTTTTAATTTTTAATTGAACATTATATTTTTTAAAAAATAGTTTATTTCTATTTAATTCTTGAGGCAAACATTTGTTTTCATTTTTATGACTGAAAACCTTTAATATAAATAGTTCATCTTTAAAGAAGTACAATCCATTTTTATATTGTGCTGTTTCTTTATATGTATAAATTTTATTATCATCAACATTTTCATTTCCATCGAACCACTTCATAAATTTTTCATAATTTTGCGAACAAAATTCTTCTGAACTTAATTTTTCCTTAATTTCTATATCTCCTAATTGTTTCATATCTTCTAAATATTCAGCTTCTTCAATTAAGCAATTATCATTAATATAATTATGATATCTAGTAGTAAATAATAAATTACCTGTTCCCATTTTTCTTTCCATTCTTATTGAGCAATAACACATATCTTTTGAAACCTTTATTATATTTAAAAATTCTACTGAATAATCATAATTTTTCTTTACTTTGAATTTTAATTCTTTTTTAACAAATAATTCTTCTACAAATTCAATATCTATCTGTACATTATGGATCTTTACATGCTTATGTTTATACGGATGTTCATTGCCATTAGGTTTATAAGTTATCTGACCATCTTTAATTTTCAAGTAATATATATTATTTTCAGTTTCAATATCTTTATTATGGTAGATATTAAATGTATGATATTGCACTGCATTTACATTGTCATTAAAATCATAATTTAATATTGATGAAATATAATATGCTACATCCGTACTATGGAATATATATTTTTTCTCTGGATTCATTTCATTTATAATTTCTGTAGTTAAAAATCTTTGTTGTACTGTTTTACTAGTATTTGACATATATTTTTCATATCTTATTTTATCTCCTTCAACTTTATCATCATAATAATTAAAATAAATACCTGGAAAATCTTCAAATCTACTTAAATTTTCTCCAATTCCTATAAATGTGCAATCTACATGATTTGTTCTTATAGTATTTTTAATATAACTTTCTTCTCCTTTTCTTAATGATCCAACAATCCAGTGCATATTCTCTGAATCTTCTTCAACAGTTGCATATAAATTTTTATATGGTTTTAAATCTAAAATATCTTTATGCAATTTTATTTTATTACAAAATTGTCGACTACTAACATTTTTAATAGTTGTACCATATGATATATAATTATAATAATTTTTATGTATAATTCCTAATATTTTAATCGTTTCTATTGATGGAAAAATTTTGACAGTCAATTCACCTATTTGCTTAAATATTTTTT